GAGATGCTCTGAAGCCGGAAGAAGAACTCGTTGACGTTCTGCTCGACTTCATCATCGTGTCGGCAACACTGGCAAAGAAAGTCACCCGGGCGGTAAGAGAAAAGCAAATCAAGGAAGGAGCGTACAAAGATGTCAAAAATGAGCGAACTGGATGCCGTGATCAGAGACCTGCGAACTGCGGCTGCCGCTATTAACGAAGCGGCTGATACCATCACGAAGATGTTCAGCGGCAATACCGCTGGAGCTCCGGCAAAACCGACCGAGCCGATTCCTACCAAAGAAGACGTCCGTGCGATTCTCGCAGAGATGTCCAGCCGTGGCTTCACCGCACAGGTGAAGGAACTTCTCCGTAAACACGGTGCGGCAACGCTCTCCGGCATTGACCCATCGGAGTATACCGCCCTCATCAAAGATGCGGAGGGACTCGGCAATGGGTAATCACGCTCTGCTTTCCGCATCTTCATCCCACAGGTGGTTGAACTGTCCTCCGTCCGCAAGGCTCGGTGAGAACTACGAGGACAGGGGTAGCGATTTCGCCGCCGAGGGAACGGATGCCCACAGTCTGTGCGAACACAAGCTCAAGACGGCTCTGGGCATTCCGTCCGAAGACCCCACCGAAAACCTCTCTTGGTACAACGAGGAGATGGAGGAATGCGCCAGCGGCTATGCCGCCTATGTGCTTGAACTCCTCACCGAAGCGAAGAAGGTCACGACAGACCCCATCGTGCTGATTGAGCAACGGCTCGACTATTCCAAATATGTCGAGAGCGGATTCGGCACCGGGGACTGCGTCCTCATCGCTGACGGCACCCTCAACATTGTGGACTACAAGCACGGCAAGGGCGTGGAGGTCTCCGCAGACCACAACCCGCAGATGATGCTGTATGCGCTCGGCGCTCTGGAGATCTTCGATGCTCTCTACGACATCGACACGATCACGATGACTATCTACCAGCCCCGCCGCTCCAACGTCAGCACCTACACCGTTTCGACCGCCGAGCTTCTCGAATGGGCAGAGACCGTTCTGAAGCCGACCGCCGCTCTCGCTTTCAGCGGTGAGGGTGAGTTCCATTGTGGCGAATGGTGTCAGTTCTGCAAGGCGAAAGCGGACTGCCGGGAACGCGCCAGAGCGAACCTTGCTCTTGCCGCTTACGACTTCGCCGAACCTCCGCTTCTCACCGATGAGGAGATTGAAGAGGTTCTCGCCAAGGTCGATGACCTCGTCTCCTGGGCAAACGACATCAAGGAATATGCCCTGCAAGCCGCCATCAGCGGTAAGGCGTGGAACGGATGGAAGGTTGTCGAGGGACGATCCAACCGCAAGTACACCGATGAAAGGCTCGCAGCCGCAGCGGTAATCGCCGCCGGTCACGACCCTTACGAACAGAAACTGCTCGGCATTACCGAGATGCAGAAAACACTCGGCAAAGTCAAGTTTGACGAAATCCTCGGTCGCTTCATCACGAAGCCTCAGGGAAAGCCCACGCTCGTTCCGATGTCCGACAAGCGTCCGGCAATGAACACAGCGGCATCAGATTTTGAAAATTAAAGGAGTAAATGATTATGTCTAATAACAACACCAAAGTCAACAACCCCATGAAGGTCATCACCGGCAAGGACACTCGCTGGTCTTACGCAAACGTCTGGGAAGCCAAGAGCATCAACGGCGGCGCGCCCAAGTTCTCCGTCAGCCTCATCATCCCCAAGAGTGATACCGTCACCGTCCAGAAGATCAAGGCTGCCATCGAAGCCGCCTATCACGAGGGCGAGGCGAAGCTCAAGGGCAACGGCAAGTCCGTCCCGGCTCTCTCCGTTATCAAGAATCCTCTGCGTGACGGCGATACCGAACGCCCCGATGATCCCGCCTACGCAGGGTGCTACTTCGTGAATGCCAACTCCACCACCGCTCCCGGTATCGTGGACGCTGACCGCAATCCCATCCTTGTCCGCAGCGAGGTCTACTCCGGCGTGTACGGCAGAGCCTCCATCAACTTCTACGCTTTCAACAGCAACGGAAATCGCGGCATTGCCTGCGGTCTTAACAACCTTCAGAAGATTCGTGACGGTGAACCCCTCGGCGGTAAGGCTTCGGCTGAATCCGACTTCGACACCGATGACGATGACGATTTTCTGGCGTAAGGAGGGCTAAGTCATGAGCGAAATGATTACCACCATCCTCTGCATCGGACTCCTGTCCATCTACGCTCTTCTCGGAGTGACCTTTCTGATTCACTCCATCGCTGACATCTTCGACAATCGCCGCAGGGCGAAGCGTGAGGAAGAGCGCGAAAAGCGTGACCTCGAATACCACAAGATGCGCATGAAGGAATCTAAGTAATCAACCGCCGTGGGCGGTGGGAGCGATCCTGCCGCCCTTTACGGCTATGCGAGGTGACAACTCTTGAAAACCATAAGTATTGATATCGAAACATACAGCGGCACCGACCTCGGCAAGTGCGGTGTCTACAAATACACGGAAGACCCTGACTTCGAGGTTTTGCTCTTCGGTTATGCCGTTGACGGCGGCGAAGTCCATGTGGTCGATCTGGCACTCGGCGAAAAAATACCGGCAGACATTGCCGCCTCGCTTACCGATGAGAACGTGCTGAAGTTTGCCTTCAACGCCAACTTTGAGAGGGTCTGTCTTTCCCGGCATCTCGGAATGCCTACGGGCGAATACCTCGACCCGTCTTCCTGGCGATGCACGATGGTGTGGGCGGCGTACATGGGATTGCCGCTTTCGCTGCAAGGTGTCGGCACGGTTCTGAACCTCGACAAGCAGAAGCTGACCGAGGGTAAGGAACTCATCAAGTATTTCTGCTCTCCGTGCGCTCCGACCAAGAGCAACGGCGGCAGAACTCGCAACCGCCCGGAGGATGCCCCGGAGAAATGGTCGCTCTTCAAATCCTACAACCTTCGTGATGTTGAGACGGAGATGGGCATACAGCAGAAGCTCACGAAGTTCCCCGTGCCGGAGTTCGTGTGGGATGAATACCACATTGATCAGGAAATCAATGATCGCGGAGTCCGGCTGGATATTCCCCTCGTAGATACAGCCATCCACATGGACGCCGCTTCAAGACAGGAGCTGATGGACGATATGCGCCGCATTACCGAACTGGAAAACCCCAACTCGGTATCGCAGATGCGGTCATGGCTTGCCGACAACGGTCTGGAAACGGATACGCTCGGCAAAAAGGCGGTCAATGAAATGCTGAAGACCGCGCCGCCGGAACTCGCCGATGCCCTTGTTCTCCGTCAGCAGCTTGCCAAGTCCTCGGTGAAAAAGTATCAGGCGATGCAGAACGCTGTGTGTTCGGACGGCAGAGCCAGAGGGATGTTTCAGTTTTACGGTGCCAACCGTACCGGGCGATGGGCAGGCAGGCTCATTCAAATGCAGAACCTGCCCCAGAATCATCTGTCCGACCTTGCCGAAGCGAGAGGGCTTGTCCGCAGCGGCAATTATGAAGCCGTGAAAATGCTGTATGAGGATGTGCCGGACACGCTGTCGCAGCTCATCCGCACCGCCTTCATTCCCCGTGAGGGCGCGATGTTCTATGTGGCTGACTTCTCCGCAATCGAAGCGAGGGTCATCGCATGGTTCGCCGGAGAGTCGTGGCGGCAGGAGGTCTTCGCCGAAGGCAAGGACATCTACTGTGCTTCGGCATCGCAGATGTTTCGGGTGCCGGTCGAAAAGCATGGTATCAACGGACACCTCCGGCAAAAAGGCAAGATTGCCGAGCTCGCCCTCGGCTACGGCGGCTCTGTGGG